GGGCAGACGCCGAAGGCCCAGGCGCGGGCCACCAGGCCCGCCTTGACCGGCTCGGCCAGGATGACGAACCGCCCCAGGTGGTCGGCCTCGGCGGGCGTGACGCCCTTGAGGGCTGCGCGGTCGGTGAAGGCCTGTTCGCTGTCGGCGGGGGTGAAGATCGGGCCGTCGATGCCGAGCACGTCGAACCGCTCGCGGTCGGCGCCGCTGGTGTTCTGCACCAGGACGATGCCGGCCGCGAGGCCGCGCGGCTGCGATTCGCCGGTCTGATTCTGGCTGCGGGCCTGCCGCTCCTGGGCCACGTCGAGCAGCGTGTTCCACGTCGCCGCGGGAATCTGGAGCCGGTCGCCAGCCTGGACTTTGCGGAGCGTGTCGCCCATGACGCGTCAGATCCCCAACCCGGCGAAGTCCCCATCCTCGTACACCTTCTCCACGTAGGCGTGCCGCGGCTTTTTGACCAGGGCCTTGGCCCCGTCGTCCACGGTGTCGACGTAGCGCACCCAGAGGTACTCCCAGCCCTTCTTCGACGGCACGGTGATGCTGCCGATCGTGATGTTGGTGCGGTTGGGGCTGCCGGCGAAGGCGTAGCTGAACTCGGCGCTGCCGTCGCCCCGCTGGCCGCTGAACTGCCCTCCGCGGAACAGGCACTCGCCGGCGGCCAGCGTAATCGAGAGGCCCGTGCGGCTGTCGGTGACCGTGAACGCGCTGCTGTTGACCTTGCCCGTGAGCGCGAAGATCGTGGCGGGGTTGGGCAGGCTGCCCGAGGCAAAGACCTTCGTCACCGTGAAATTGAAGACCGGCACGGTGATGTCCACGCCCTCGACGGCGTCGTGCGTGACGCCGACGGCCCCGCCGAGGTCGGGGGCCGAGTCGCCCGACATGCCATGTCGGCCGACGGTGCTGATGCTCTGCGTGATGTGCTGGGAGCCGCCGCTGGTGTCGAAGGTGACGGCCGTCTCGCCCACGGCCGGCGGCTCGCGCTCGACCTTGCCGGCGGGAACGTACCGGGCCGTGCCGTCCCACAGACCCGGCCCCACCGGCTCGATGCCAACGCTCTCCCGCACCAGACCGTTGTAGGCGGCCGGAGCGGCGGCGGCGAGCGCCGTCCAGGCCGCCCGGTCGTCGTCGGTCCCGGCGACGTTGTACCGCAGGTCGATGGTCGAACTGCGGCCGATGGTCGTCGGACGGCTCTCGAACTTCTCAGTGACGGTGACAGCCATGTTTCTTGCCTGTTCCTATCCGAACGTCAGCCCGCCCAGTTGGGCCTCGTCCACCAGACGCTTTGTGTTCTTCGCCGTCTGCTCGGCGGCGTTGGCCAGGCGGTCGGCGGTGCCGCCGGTGCCGAGGCCCCGAGCCTCCATGACGTTGAAGGTGCCGGTCACGCCCACGGTCCGCTTCTTGACCTCGTCGAGCTTGTCGCCGATGCCTTCCCAATCATCCATGTCGAACATGCCGCCGCTGGGCCGCGGTGCGCCACTGGCCGCGGGCTGCCCGGCCTCGCGCTTCCGCTTGGCCTCGGCGATGGCCTCCTGCCACTCCTTGCGGGCGGCATCCACCTCGGCCTGGGCGGCATCAATCCGGCCCTTGGTTTCGTCGGCCAGGGCCTTCTTCTTAGCGTCCTGCTCCTTCTGGACCTGGCTCATCGCCCCGTCATGAATGGCATCTTCCCGGCGGCGGTCGGCTTCGCGTTGTCGCTCGCGGGCGGCCACGGTGGCATTGGCCTGCGCGTCGACCTTCCGGTTCTGCTCATCCAGCCACTTGTCGGCCCCGGCGTTGGCGGCGGAGCTATCGAAGCTGTCGTCGAACAGGCCCTTCAGCCAGTTCCATGCCTTCGAGAGTTGCGTGCCCGCCCAGTTCCAGGCCTTGCTGATGCCTTGGCAGAAGCGCGTCCAGGTGGTCGAGAGGAACGAGGTACTCTCGATCCAGGCGACTTCCAGACCGTGCCAGACGACCAGCGCCGCCCGCACCGCCCCGTAGAAGGCGTCGTAAGAGAGGCGGATGAAGAAGTTGCGGAAGTCGAGCCACAGCTTCGACAGCCAGGCGATACCACGCTGCCACTCGAGCTTCAGAGTGAGCCACAGAATCTTCCCCGCCAGACCGATGTCGCCAGCGGCCAAGGCATCGCCGATGCCGCCGAAGGCTGCCAGGGCGTCAGCCTTGAGGATGGCGAACTTCTCCCCGAGCCACGAGAGGGCCTTGGCCCCCAGGCCGGAGTAATAGAGAATGGCCGCCCCGAGGGCTACGATAGCCGCGATTACCAGGCCCACCGGCGAGCAGATGGCCAGCACGACCACCTTGATGGCCACGAAGACCGCCACGGCTACCTTGATCACGATCAGCAGGGCGGCAATGGCCTTGGCGGCAATCATGCAGATCGTGCCGAAGGCCACCAGCGCCGCGCCGACGACCGTCACGGCCGCCGCGGCATAGAGCACCGTGACCACCAGGCCGCGGTTGGCCTTGATCCAGTCGGTGACGGTCTTGACGGTGCGGGTGATCCAGGCGGCCGCCTCCGACAGCGCCGGAGCCAGCGCCGCCCCGATCTGAAAGACCGCCATCTTCATCACCTTCCACATGCGGTCGAGCATGTCGTTGAACTCCTCGGCCGCGCGGGCGTCCTCGCCGGAGATCGTCAGCCCCAGCCGCCGGGCCTCCTCACGTAGGGCATTAATGCCCGCCGCCCCACCTTCCAGCATGGGCAGCATCTCGGTGCCGCTGCGGCCGAAGAGTTCCATGGCCAGGGCCGCCTTGAGCGTGGGGTCCTGAATGGAGGCGAGGCGGTCGGCAATCAGGGCGAACTGGTCCTCTGGCGCCAGGCCCTTCAGGTCCTCGACCGAAAGGCCCAGGACACCGAGGCCCTCCGTCGCCGTCGAGAGGCCGCGGGCGGCATCGTAGACCGTCCGCTGCATGCGCCGCAGGCCCTTCTCCAGCGAGTCGATGCCCGTACCCGACAGGCTGGCGGCATAGCCCAGTTCCGACAGGGCCTCGACGGAGAAGCCGGTACGGCGGCTCATCTTGGCCACGGCGTCGCCCATCGTGGCGAAGGTCTTCGCCGCACCGACCAGGGCGGTGACGGCGGCCGCACCGACGGCGGCGATCCGGAGGCCCACGTCGCGGACCTTCCTGCCGAACGCCTCCAGCTTCTTTTCGGCCCGCCGAAGTCCGCGCACGAGCTTGGAGTCGTCGGCGAAGAGCTCGACGAAGGCGCGACCGGCCCGAATGGAACCCGAAGTGCCTGCCATGTGCAATCACCCCTTCCGGCAGACGCGCGGCGCGCCCTGCCGGTCACGCGTGAGCACGAGATAACCGCGCTCATGCAGTCTCGCGGCGCTCTCGGCCACCCGCTGTGTCCAAGATGCGTCGGATACGTTCCAGCCGTGCCGGAACCCATCCGAGCACACCAGGCGGCAGAAGAGCAGCTTGTCGTCCGCGGTCAGCGCCGGATCATCCAGCGCTTGCAACTGGAGCGCCAGGAGACTACTATTGCTGTCGGGGGTTTTCATCGAGCACCTCATGGGAGAGCGCATGTATACCTGCGACAAGTGCCACGCGAGCATGGAGAAGAGGAATACCTGTCCCAATTGCGGCGCGTCCTACTGCGATTCCTGCCTGAAGGAGATCATTGCCGCGGGCAACCACTGTCCTCAGTGCGGCATGTCTCCGGACGAGGCATTGCGGAAACGCGCCGACTTCCGAACGCGTGGCAATCCCGGCTGATCATCGGGCTTCCTGCCACTTGGCGTCCGCCGCATCGGCCCGCGAGAAGGCGGCGTCCACCTGCTCGCGCGTCACCTGTCGCTGCCCGTTCTCGATGGCCCGCGCCACCAGGCCGATCAGTTCGTTGGCGATGTAGAGCACCAGCAGCGCGTCGAGCATCTTGCTGTTCCCTCCCGCGTTCACCTGCACCGTGCCTGCCTCCGTCATTGTCCGCCCTCCTTATTCCGGCCTTCGGCCTTCAGCCGCTCCTCCAGCAGCACCCGCATCGCGTCGTTGAACTGCGCGACCGCCCACGCCGTGGGCTGTCCACTTTCCACCGCCTGGTTCCACGAGGCCAGCGCCGACCGGGCCAACACCCGGTACGCCTCGATCCGCTCCGCCATCGCGTCGTTGATCTTCCCCGCCTGCCGGGCCTCGGCCAGCACGTTGACCGTGGCCGTGTAGCCGTCTACCGCCGTCACCAGCGTGTACCGCGGATCGTTCGCCCGCATACAGCCGGCCAGCATCACCATCACCACCGCCGCCATCACCATCGTTCGCTTCATTGTCCGCCCTCCGTTACAGGTTGCCCGCCGCTTCCAGTTCGGCATGGGTCAGTTGGAGACCGTTCTTCAGGTCGGCCACTTCCGCCGCCGTCGCCACACGCCCGCGGGCCTGCTCGTAGACCGCGACCACCATCTTCAGGGCCGCATCCAGGCGCGCGAGGCCCGCATTCGGCGTGCCGTCCGGAATCTCCTTCTCCGCCCACTTCACCGCCGAAATGATCTCACCCTCGTACTGCTGCCACAGCGGCTTGGCCGCATAGAGCCGCGCCAGCAGCCAGAGCAGCCCCGTCGCCAGCTGGGTGATTCCCGCGGGCGAGTTCACAACCGACCACAGCACCGACAGCGCGTTTTCCAGATTCATGACACGTTTCCTTTCAGGCCTCGGAAGGCCTCTTTGAGGTCCGACATCTCCGACAGTTCGATTCCATCTGGCTTTCTGCTGCCCGAGGCATACGGGTCGAAGTCACTGGGGCGGAAGGGCCGCGTCTTCTTCGGGTCGCGATTCGTGTTCGCGACCAGGGCCATCAGGCTGGCCGTCCGCGCCCAGTCGGCCCGCCCGCGAGCCTCGGCCATCCAGACCAGTTCCCGCAGCGTCAGCGGTCCGGGATCGACCCCGACGACGCCGGCGAGTTCGAAGACAAGCTGCCACGGTTCGACTCGCTGCGCTCGCTCACCGCGCCGAGCGTCTTCTCGATCTCGCCCTCGACGTCCACGCCCTCGATCCGCCGCTCCACCGCCGCCACGGCCAGCAGGATCATCCGCTGCTGAGCCTCCACCGCCCGGGCCAGGTCGCCCCGCCCGAGCTGGCGGAAAAAACCCACGAGTTCCTCGTAGAACGCCTTCTGCGCCGCCATGATCACTTCGCCGCCGAGGGCGGCGCCGAACTCGGCGTCCGACACCCCCGCCGCGTCGGCCTGCGGCTTCAGGATGGCGAAGATCACGTCGCACAGGAGGATCACGTCCGTCCCGAGCCGCGTCAGGAGCGGCGGCTCGCCCTGGTCGAGTTCCAAGAGGTTCACGCCCAGCAGGTCCCGCACCCGCTTGACCGAGTCGAGCGTCAGCGACACCGTCCAGGTCCGTCCCGCGCTATCCGTGAAAGTCCGCATGTCTTCTCCTATCAGCTGCTCGTGATCGTCAGATTGCCCTGCGCCGTGCCGAACGGCAGATAATCGCCCGCCGGTCCGTCGCCCTCGCGGGCCCACCAGCCGTCGGTCTCCGGGTCGCTCGGAGCGTTGCCCCACGGCAGGCCGACGTACCAGGTGCCGTTCAGCGGCTCGAACCAGAGGCCCCACGCGGAGCCCTCATGCTGCCAGCGGGGCTGGCCGCCATATTCGCCAACGACGTGCCACGAACCGGAAAGGTCGGGCATCGTGGCGCCAGCCCCGACTAAGGGTTTGGCACGGTCACCCACTCGTCGAAGGCGGCGAGCTTCGCGGTCACGCTGACCATGATGGCCTCCTCCAGCGCCTCGCTCCGCGAGAAGCCGGTGATGGCGAACGAGCCTTTCGGCCCCTGCGCTCCGGCCACGTCGCGGGCCTGGTCGAGGATGGCCAGCTCCAGCGTCGTCCCACCAAGGAATGCCGCCTTGATCGCGTCGAACCCGGCATCGCCCGGCTTCCAGACCATCTCGAACTCGCACGAGCACTCCCGCAGCGTCGGCGCCGTGGCCCGCCAGCCGCTGTTGGCCCGCGTGGTCACGTCCGCCTCGCCCGCCTCCAGCGTCAGCGTCACGTCCTTGACATTGCCCATCTCGGTCAGTGCCGCCAGATCGGCGGCCGCCTCCCCCTGGTAAATCTTTGCATCCTTGCCCAGAATGAACGTCGGCATGAAAACTACCTCCTGGTTCTGAGGTCACTTGATCGAGTCCCGCCAGAGCTTCGGCAGGCCCTCTTTTTCCTTCTCGAAGGCGGGCCCCATATATGCCCGCTGCCTGATCGTCACCGTCCGCACCACGCGTTTGCCCCGCCGCCCGCCGCTCGTCACACGGCTGCGTCCGCCATGCTCCAGGGCCGGCGGGGCGTCGCCCGTCTTCTGATTGAGCCGCTCCGGGCCGATGACAACCGAGTCCTTGCCCTTGTCGTAGGCAAAGAAGATGAACTTCTTCAGGAGGCCCGTGTGACTCGACGGCGGCTCGCCGGGGGCGCTCGTCCGCTTGCGCTTGCGGATACTCGACTTCGCCCGCTGCCGGACGAAGGCACCGAACTTCGAGAGCACCTTGCGCTTGCCGCGATCAACCGCGTCCTTCACCGCCTTGCGGTCGAAGAAGAGCCGCGTGACCTTGAACTGGAGCATTGCATGCTATCCTGGGGGCTTATATACTCACAGTTCACTTCTGAAGGAGGACGGACTATGAAAATGCTGGCGTTCATCCGCGTAGCAGTGATCACTATCTGCCTGCTTGCTGCCATCGTGCTGCTGATTGACGGTCTCTCGCATGCCTACCAGATCGACAGCCGCCAAAATTATGCCGCGGCGATTCGATCAGCTGCGTCACTCTTGGCCTGTTCCTTGGCTCTTGTGGCTGGCGCAATAGCATCGCGCTCAATAGAACTGCCGCGGCCGACTATCTCATCACGCGAAACGTGAGCGTCAGGACACTGGTGAAGACGCCGAGTTCCGCCAGATGGTCGGGCGCATAGATCGGCTCATTCTCCGTCCGCAGCCACACCGCCGCGCACTCTTCCAGCCGCAGGTCGCGGGCGAAGGCCGTGATCTCTTCGACCAAAGCCATCAGGCCGTCGATCTCGCTGTCGCCAGCGACCTTCTTCTGCACCGCCACGTCGATCCGCACGTCGACCTGCTCACGCGACCGGTCGGCCCGCTCCAGGGCCACGCCCTTCGGCACGACCGTGACGTGCAGGTCAGCCATCTCCTTGAGCTCATACACCGGCCGGTAGCGCCGCACGGCTGTGAACGCCTGGCCGAACGCGTGCGCATTCAGGGCGACGGCGAGGGCGTCGGCAATGTCAACGATGGTGCTCATGTCACTTGTTCTCGATCACATTCGGAGGCGTGGGGAAGGCCGGGCCGACATCGCCGCCCGCCGCCACGCGGAAGTACCACACTTCGCCGTCGCTGATGCCGCTCAGACCACCCGCACCCTTCACGCCGTGCGCCCCATTGCCTGTCGCCGTCCACACTTCCGGCCCCGCCTGCGTGCCGTCGCCGTTGGTGGGCTGGAGGCTCGTGTACCCCGTCGCCACGGCGACAACGCGCAATAGTAATAGGTATCGCCCGTTGGGCTGAAGGCTCACGGCCACCGGTGCCGCCAGCAGTTCGCCAGCCGTCCCGCCGTCCACGCCCTGCGGCTGACCGTTCCAGCCATGGGCGGCAGTCGTCTCAGTGAGCAGCGTCCAGCCGTTCGGATTGGCCGCATCGTCGCCCTCGTCGCTCTCGCCGTTGCCGTTCTTGTCGCACCAGAGCCAGAGTTGCACGACCGAGAGTTCCGCGTCGGCTCCCGCCTGGTCGCCGGTCGCCCCGCCGCCGCGATGGGCCGTGGCCAGCACGCTCGTGAGCTGCGCTGTCGCCATCGGCAGCGGGGCACCATCCTTGGCGGCGACGCCATTGACGGAGGCGACGTGCCCGACCGGCGTGGCGCACTCTCCCCACTGGATGCCGGCGGCATACGCCACGCCGGCCAGCAGCGCGGCTGCGAAGATAAGAGCGATTAGCGAGCCGAACCGTCGCACAGCATTCCTTTCCAGCCGAGCCGCCTGGCCCGGTCAATCGCCGCCTGAAGATCGTCGCCCGTCAGTCGCTGTCCGGCGGCATACACCGGCTTGCCCGGCAGCAGCTTCTCGCCCCTGGCCAGGTTCGCCGCCACCACCTTGTCGCTGTCCCACGCGCCCCTGGCGAAGA